TTTGCCAGTCAATGTCCGCAGCAACCTCTTGAGGAGTTAAAACTCATAAAGCGTGAAGAAATAAATCAAGCTCGTGATGCCGCCGAGCAAGGTGGTTTTGAATATCTTGGCAAAACCTTTGACAGCGACCAAATTTCCGCTCAAAGAATTTCAATGGCTGCGCAGGCTATGGCTCTTGCTGATGATACAGCAAAAATTACTTGGACTTGTCAAGACAACACCACAATTGACCTGAACAAAACACAGCTTGTTGGTATGGTTGCGGCTCTTGCGGAATGGTCTAACACTTGCCACCAAAAAGCAACGGCTCTCAAGGCCAAAATTGAAGCCGCTCAAACGGCCGAAGAATTGGAGAATATAACATGGGAAGACAATCCGGCTACACTCTAATAAACACGCTTGATTTTGCTGTTTATGGCATTAATTACGTTACATTGCGAGATTTAGAGCATGACAGCGTTATTGTGCCAAAAGGTTACGTTTTCGACGGGGTTACTGTAAAAGCCCCGTTTACGTTTATCTTTTCAAATAAAGATTTGCGGAAAGGTATAAGGGCAAGCTGCTTCCATGATTGGCTTTGTGAACACCGTTCACAATACACAAGGGAATATGCAACCAAGGTATTGGTTGACATTTGGAAGCAAGACGGCTTAAATGGATATAAAGCATTTATAGCAAAAATAAGCGTGAACGTTTATCAATTCTTTAGAGGGGGATGGAAAGAATGAACGAGCTTGAAAAACTTATCGCATTATCCAAAGTTGTAGCCAAGCCATGGGTTATTGCCACATGGGTTCTTGCCGGATTATTGGCATTGTCCGTTGCCGGAAATGTTTATTTGTCGTTGAAAGAGATACCTGTTTATTTAGAGCAAAGAAACAACAACTCTGATTATAACACAAATGCAAATATGAGGTAATAAATGGCTAATGTTGTAAAAACAAAAGCCCCATTGCTTGCCGGAAAAACAATTATCCAAACAGGTGGCAGAAATCAGAAAATAAAACTTGAAGTCAACCGCAACACAGTAATCAGGATCAAGAGAGATGAATCCAGAAAACAGGGCGATAAAGATACACATAAAAGAAATGGCACCAATGACCGCAATTCAAAAGATAAACGATTACAAAATTCCGACACCATACAAGGAGATATTAATTGCCCTTGTGAACCGCAAAGAGGGATACGAAGCGTTGGATTATCAGGCCGAGAAGTTCAGCATCCACATGGGATATTGGACTTATGGAAGAAGACTAAAAGAATCTCTTCAGATGTTTCGGAAATCAAATCTTGACTTTTACGCAGGCAAAGAGTAATATAATTATTGTTCATTCATGGTTCCTTTCGTAAGTTATAAACACAACTGCCCTTTTTCTCCTTTAAGGGCGGTTTTTTTATATAATCCACGATACACAATTTGTTTGCGTATCATTTTAAGCCTGATATTTTACACAATCACACTTTTGGCAAGGAAATATAGGACTGCAATCACATTTTTTGCAGGATAACGAACCGGTGACAAAATGACACCATTTTCACCAAGTGGGAAATATGGTAAGGACACAAATGTCCGGAGCAACTGCTCGAAAAATTTGATGAGTTGCCAAAAATCTGCCAATTTTATGCTAAGACACCAAAGGCAAAACCACCTAAGATTTGATTATAAAAAATTTTTTAGGGGGTTTTTATCATGATACCAATTCGGCAATTTGATGCACTTTTGCAAACACAATCCTTAAACAACAAAATGTTTCAAACCTTGGTGCAAGGCTCCGAGGATACCGCCATAAAAGCAACCATCCAACAAGACGGCAAAAATATCCAGATTGATACTGGTGCGGAGATAGAATTATCGGTTCTTTACAATGGCGGAACAACCCAAACCTACCACACAGACAAAACAAAATCAGACTTTCCGGCCACCATAGAAAGCGATGGCACGCTCATAATCAAATTTAATGAGATGATGACCACTGTTTTTGGCACGCACAAGCTGTTTTTGAAGATTGTGGATACAAACACATCATACGCTTTGGCCATGGATTACACGGTCATTAAAAACGAAGCCTACAACCCACAATCAACCCCTAACAATCTGCCGGCATATAATACCCTTGTGGCCGAACTCCCCAAAAAGCTAAACAAGGATTTTTCAAACGCTGATGATGTGGCATTAAAAAACAAACTTTCCACTTTGGGAATTGGTGCCGATGAAACACCGGAGCAAATCAGAGATAAGCTCCAAACCCTCAAAGCCGATGCAAGATTGGACAGCTCAGCGGTCAAGGATTGTTTAACAACAGACTTGGCAGACGTTGACCTTGATAAGTTGGATGAGAAATTTCAAGCAACCGACAGCGGAAAGATTTTGCAACAAAACTCTCAAGCAATTGGCACAAAGGCAAATGCTGATTTGAGCAATGTTTCTAATGAAGATTTGGACAGTCTTCTTGTTCAGACCGACATGGGCAAGCAAATTTTAGACAACACAAAGCAAGTGCAAACAAAACTTGATACGGACATGGGCAACGTCAATACTCTTTTATTCTCCCGTGAGATGAAATTGACTGGAGCATATCAAGACCTTGCAAACAGACCAAGCGGACAAGGCAGAACAGCAGAGCAAATCAAAGCCTTGTTTGAAGCTAATCGCTTTGAAGAACAAGCAGCGGTTGATTTTTCCGACCCTCAATTCTCATCCACAACCCTATATATGGCTTATCAATTTACAACAAACAACCAAACAATAACGCAAGAATTGCCATCTGTTGCAGACGGTCAAATCATTATGGTTGAAGCCTTGCTATCTTCTGGCATTACAAACCCCACTTTGACATTTACAGCCAAAGCAGGCGACAATATTCAAGGCTCAAGCACACCTTTCTCTATTTCCGGTAAAAGTGGCTATCTTGGTTATTTTATCCCCTTGCAAAACGAAAACGCTTGGCAATTTATACCTCATGAAATTAGCCACGAGTTTAGCCTTGCGGTATCTGATGATAAGGGCAATGTGCATATCGGTATTAACTCGGTACAGTTCAAAAAAGCAACCGTAACGGAAAACGGCGGAATATTAGAGGTTGAGCCGGACGCTCAAACCGGCGGCACATCAAACACAACCTTTACCGATTTTGAGGGGCGGACTTTTACAAGCAACAAAATCCAATCTTTAGACAAGTCCTTGCGAATATCTAACCTTTCAGGCGTTGCGGACTTGTCAAAAGGGCTTACAGACCATAACGAGGGTATTCACGCCGTATTAGGCAGCGACCAGCTTATAAACTCAAAATTCGGGCGTTCTAAACTTTACTTTGGTGATATTCGGGTAAAGGGCGGAAGTTCTGTTTATGAAGACAAAGACACAAAGTCTTACGTTGTGCAAGATACAGACCCACAGGACGACCCAAACATAAGCGGCGGCACGACCTTTATTTGCGGGCTTTATTATGAGCCGACTACAACAACTCAAAACACCGTAACGCAAGACGGCGCAATAAGGCTTGAATTGGTGGACGATACCGACACGCCGATAACCGGCAATGACGGCAACCCGATAGCGGTTCAAATTGACTACAAAGCAGGCGACACAATCAAGCCGGAATTTTATGTCGGCGAGTTTCAAGCAAAAGCCTTTACAAGAGTTCACCTCAAAATTGAGCCGGTTTTTGCAAATGAAGAAGTTATCCCCGTTGGCGCAAATACTCAAATTTGCTTGCAATCCATAACCAAAGATGAAAGTTCGGGACTTGCACTGCTTTCCTTTATGGCGTTTACAGGCTACAAAATCGGGTTTGACACGCTTTATTATGGTTTTAATTCCTTAAACTTGGCGAGGTTTTTAGTCTTTGACCAACCACAAGAAACCGTAAGCGGAGAAATGCCGCTTGGCGATAATACCTTTATAAATTTTGCCACAAATTCAGAGGTGCAAGTATCCGGCTATAATCTTATTATTGAAAATACAGGTCTAGAATTGCCGGTTTGGAATATTTACAAGGTTTACAGCGAGTACGATTGCCAAAACATAGGCGGTAAAAATGCACTTGTAACCGTAACTTTAACCGACAAGGACAACGCCTTTGATGTTTCCTTGCTTGAATATACTGGAACGCAACCGGCACCGCAACCTAAATTGTTGTCATATAATAACACAGTGCCGGTATTTGCGGCAGGTTGGAGCGTGATTGACACGATGTTTATTTCCGAAGATGTCGTATCAGGCGAGCATAAGCAATCTAAAACTTTCACTTTGCCAACAAATGCAAAAGGGCTTGCAATTAGCTTATACCCTAACAATTCGCAAAGCCCGACAACCTTAAAATTAAAAGACTTTGAGGCGGATATAACACCTTGGTTTAACCGAGTGATGATAACCGACAATTCGCATATCAGCGAGCAGTATTTGCGCAACCTTGATTATGTTTATCGGAGTATTGTTGCCGTACCTGCCGGATATGCAAGCTATCGCTACACCGTAAACAGCGCAAAAACAAAACTGCCGGTTGGGGTGTTCAGCGGCGGCGATAACAAAATTGTCAACGATAACTCATGGACGGACGCCGGAAGTACCGACCCAAACAAAACGCAAGGCGATATTAAGTTCTTGGCTGACGGTGTTGTAACAATGAGCTATCAGGCGCAATGCTATAACGAGCAAGGAACAATAAACAATGGTGAGTTTTGGCTTGAAAAAGTGTCGGACAGCTCAGAAGTGGCA